TTGCCGACTACAAGTTGGCCGATGGCACGGTCATCCGTGTGGATGGCGACCTCGTTGCACGGTACTCCCGTGTATGTCATCGCCGATGACACAACCCTTCCCGCTCCCGACGGCGAGCATCAAGTGGAGGGCGTTGGTGTAGTCAAAACCGAAGGCGGCAAAATCACCGAAGTTGTCGTAGCCGAAGCCCCTGCCCCTGCCGAAGAAGTAGCCGTTGCCGCCGAGATAACCCCCGAAGTTGCAGGTGAAGTGGTGAGTGAAATCGCCGAAGGATACCCAATGGTGGACCCTGCGATGGTTGAAGAAATCGTCAAGAAGCACTTGGTCAGCATCATGGAGGAACTCAAAGCCGCCTACACCGAGATGGGTAAGATGAAGGACAAGATGGCCGCCTTTGCAAGTCAAATGGAAACCATGACCGACATCGTGGAGAAGGTCGCCGAACTACCATCCGAAGCCCCCAAGCCAACCGCCTCTGCAATCGTGGAGCAGCGGAAGGCATCAGCCGCCCAAAACTTTGCGGCCATCGCACAATCAATCCAAACTCTAAAAAACTCCAAATAACCTTAACCCCCTAAAAACAAAACCATGGCATTTTCTTTCGGAAACCTATCAGCCTACACCGAGCAGCAAAGGCTGCCCCTCATCACCAAAGCGGTCTTCGCCGCTCGTTCTGCCGCCTTGTTCACCAAGCAGGTGGGCATCAAGTCAGCCGCCGCCCTTAACCTCATGGACACCGATGCCAACATCGGGTCAGGAACGGTCTGCGGTTGGTCTGCAACTGGCAACACCACATTCAGCCAGCGTAACATCACCGTCGGCGTAATGAAAATCCAAGAGGCTCTTTGCCCTCGTTCGCTTGAGCAATACTGGATGCAGTCCCAGTTGACTGCTGGTAGCCAATACGACGGCGTACCATTCGAGCAAGCATTCGCCGAGCAGAAGGCTCTCCGCATTGCCGAAGCGTTGGAGAACGCTATTTGGCAGGGTAACGCCTATTTCAGCGGCGTAAACCAGTTGCTGAACGCTGCATCGGGTTCAGTCGTATCGGGTAACACCGCTGCGATTTCTGGTGCTATCACAACCGCCAATGTCATCAGCATCTTTGACACCATCTACACCCGCATCCCACAGGCTATCTTGACCAAGAACGACCTCGTGATGTTCTGCGGCTGGGACACTTTCCGCACCTTGGTAATGGCCTTCAAAGCCAACACAGGTGTCATGTACAACCAAGTTGACCTGCAAGGTTTGGCCGATGGCGAAATCCTTTACCCAGGCACCAACATCCGTGTCATCGCCGTACCTGGTTTGCTTGGAACGAACCGCATCGTTACCACCTACCTCGGCAACTTGTTCTATGGAACCGACTTGTTGAGCGACGAGGAGAACTTCGAATTGTGGTACTCCAAGGACAACGACGAAGTCCGCTTCCAGGCCGCGTTCAAAGCAGGTGTGCAGTTCGCTTACCCCGACCTCATCGTTGACTGGAAGTTGGCCTAAGTGTAAGGGGGGAGGGCAACTTCCCCCCGTTATTTTGTTCGCAACCCTAAAATAAAATATACACTATGTCCTGCTCCTTAACTACGGGCTACGCCCTCGGATGCCGAGATTCAGTCGGCGGCATCAAAACTATTTTTGTCCAAGCCTTTAACGCCACAGGCTCCGTGAACACAAACGGAAGCGGAACGGTTACAGGCTTCACGGGCTTTTCATCGGGATTCTACGAGTACGACTTGACCAAGGCCACATCGTCTATGACGGAAACCTTAAACGCAAGCACCGAGAACGGCACGCTATTCTACACCCCCGAAGTAACCTTCACCATCAACAAGTTGCAGGTTGCGGTCCGTAACGAATTGCGCCTCTTGGCTCGTAACCGCTTGTTGGTCATCGTCCAAGACAACAACAACCGCTACTGGGTGTTGGGTGCTGCAAACGGGTTGGAGGCATCTGCTGGAACCGCTGGAACGGGTACTGCATTCGGTGACCGTAGTGGCTACGAGATGACGCTGACGGGAATGGAACCCGACCCGATGCTGAACATCGCCGCCGCAACATTCTCTGCCTTGACCGCACAAATCAGCGGTTCGTAGAGTATCTTTGACCTGCGGGCCTCATACCCCGCATGGTTTAGTGGTCAGGGGCCATCCTTTCGGGGGTGGCCCTTTTTTTTGTACCTTTTGGGCATGAGAATTTGCATCGTTTACAACGCCCATCCAACGGGCTGCTCGTTCTATCGTCTTGAGATGCCGAACGCCTACCTCGGCGACAACTACACCGAGTTCGATTATGTCTGCGTGGACAACATCGCCAATGTCAAGGATGAGGACCTAAAGACGGTTGATGTGTGGCTATTTAATCGCTTGTGGTGTCAAGGTACCTTGGAGCAAATCCGTGGCGTTTACAAGGCTCTGACGGCCTTTGGGGCGAAGGTAATATTGGACCTTGACGACTACTGGGTGCTGGAGAGCGGACACATCATGTACCGCCATTACCTGGACACCAAACTTGACGAGCAAATCCGAGAACACATCCGCTTGGCCGATCATGTGACCACGACCACCGAACACCTCGCCCAAAAGATACGCCTGCTGAACAAGGCCGTTACCATCCTGCCGAATGAGCCGTACGAAGCATATCAGCAGTACCTCCCTGACACGACGGCCGAACCCGAACCGCACCTGTTCAAGATTGGCTGGTTCGGAGGGGCGCAGCATCAGGAGGACATTGCACTCGTGGAGCATTCGTTTTCCCTGCTGGCCCACGACAAGTCGCTGGATGGGAGATATAAAATCTATCTTGGCGGGTGGAACGATGGGAATGCGGTTTACGACGACTACGAACGGATGCTCTCCTGCAAGGGGCTGAACAAGAATTACGGACGCATCCAAGCCGCTGACATCTACTCTTATGTGGGAGGCTACAACTTCATCAACGCCACTATTGCACCCCTGCGAGATACCAAGTTCAACCGCCTTAAATCGGAGTTGAAAGTGGTTGAAGCGGGCTGGATGGGCAAGGCTATCATCGCATCCGAAACCATCCCCTACACCGACATAATCGTCCACGGCCACAACGGTCTGCTCATCCCCTACGGGAAGAAAGACGCTTGGTACAAGGCGGTCCGCAAGTTTGTGAACGAACCCGACTACGCCAAGGGGCTTGCCATGCAGTTATCCAAGGATGTCCGTGAGCGCTTTGACATCAGCAAGACCGCCGAGCGCAGGGCGGAGTTGTACCGAAGCATCGGGCGCAAATTGTGAAATTCGGGCGCAAAGTACATTTTAGGGATAGAGTGATTTACCTATCCCCGAACACCACCAATACCATCGTCGTCACTTGGACGCAGCGGGCCTCATCGGGGGACCGTTACATCTTGCGCTTGACCAACATCGCCAAGAACTCCACGACCGACTTCACCCTGCTGAAATCGGCCAACCTCTCGCAATACACAAACCGCTATGACAAATTTTCGCTTGCCGTGGGGTCGGTTGAAACAGGCTCGTATAAGTATGAAGTTTACGATACCAGTAGCACGGTTGGTGCAGCCGTTGCGGTGGTTGAAACGGGCTTGGCGTATGTACAGGTAGTATCGCTGACCTTCAACACCTACGGCAATTCCATCCAGTACACCGTTTTCGGGGCGACCGATGAGGGTGTCTTTGACCAAACCTTTGACCCATCCTTCGCATGAGCGTACAAACAAGAACGCAGTTGCAGGCAAGTGCCGCAACGATTACCAACGAAACCGCCGCAGGCGCAAACACCGCCGCCCGTGTTGGTGGCCTATTCGATGACCTCGCAGACACCGCCACCTTGGACCGAGAGCGGGGCGTTGTCAATCGTTACATTGACACCCCGACCAACTGGACACCAACGCAAGGGCAGGCCGTTAAATTGACCGCAACGATGAAAGCGGGGGTTGTCAGTACCTACAACTTCACAAGCACAAGCTCGTCCATCACCTACACAGGCACAACGAGTGCGATGCTTCGGGTGTCGGTCAACTTGGTGCTATCGCAGGGCAATGGGAATCAAGTGAAAATCTACATCGCCAAGAATGGCACAATAATTGCACAATCCTTGGCTGACCTCACGCTATCGCACAACAACGGCCACGCCGTGTTCACCGAAACGGTGCTGCAAGGTGCTGCAAACGATGAGTTTGCCATTTACATCAACGCCGTGAACGATGGCGGGAGCATCGCATTTGAATCCCTATCCTTCACCGTCCACACGCTATGAGTATAAAGCAATCATTCACCCAATGGCTTGGGATTGAACACAAGGTCCCCGTGATGTTGGAGAACAAGGCGGGCAAGTACATCACCTACGGGGCGTTGAACGAGTACCCCTACTATCTGCTGGACAACTACCGCCGCAGTTCCAAGCACAACGCTATTGTGAACGGCAAGGTGAACTACATCGTTGGCGGAGGCTGGCAACCAGGGGAGAAAATGACNGTGGAGCAGCAGGCCCGCTACGCCAAGTTCTTTGACGGGTTATCCGAGCATGACGACCTCAACGACATCACCGAAAAACTCGTTCTTGACTTGGAAATCTTCAACGGGTTTGCCGTTGCGGTTACATGGAACAAGATGGGAACCATTGCCAAGATGGAACACATTCCCTTTGAAAAAATCCGAGTGGACAAGGACGAGCGGATGTTCCAAGTGGCCGATTGGTACGACGATGCAATGGTCCAACTATACCCNAAATTGGGGATGTCGAAAAGATTCCCGCCTTTGATGCCGACAACCGCATCGGCAAGCAGTTGTTCTACTACCGAGTGTATGCTGCAGGCGTGAAGTCCTACTCCCCTCCCCGAATACATGGGAGGCTTGGCTTGGATAGAGGCCGATGTCCAAGTGGCCAACTTCCACAACAACAACCTCCGCAATAACTTTTGGGGCGGGTATTTAATCAACTTCAACAACGGCATCCCAACGCCCGAAGAACAGGGAGATATTGAGAGGCAGATTAAGCGCAAGTTTTCGGGGACCGATAATGCGGGTCGCTTTGTGGTGACGTTCAACGATGATGTGAGCAAGGCTCCCACTTTGGAACCGCTCACTCCATCGGACATGGACAAGCAGTTCGAGATTCTCAACAAGGCCATCCAATCGGAAATATTCATCTCGCACCGTGTGGTCAACCCAATGCTATTCGGCGTTAAGACCGAGGGCCAACTGGGAGGCAGGCAGGAACTGGTTGAGGCGTACGAACTATTCAAAGCGACTTATGTCAACGACCGTGTTCGGAAGGTGGAGCGGATGATTAACTACTTGGGTTCGTTCAATGGCGTGGAAGGTATGGAACTTATTCCCGTGGAACCCATCACGGAGCAGTTAAGCGAGAACGCAATGATTCAAGCGATGACACCAACCGAACTGCGAGAGAAGGCGGGACTGCCTGCCATTGAAGTCAAGACCGAAAGCAGCGTGCAGGATGTCATCACAGCCATTAATAGCCTCTCTCCACTCGTTGCAAACAAGGTGCTGGAATCAATGTCGCCCAATGAAATCCGTGCGCTTGTATCGCTTCCTGCGAAGGCAGAGGGTCAAGGGCTTTCGCCTGATACGGCGACCGAAGTAAGCCCCGAACCAACTGCACCGCAGGGGTTGGCTTCCAACGACAACATCAAGAAGTTATCGGGCAGGGAGTACCAGAACTTGATGCGAATCGTCCGTCACTATGCCCAAGAAAAGATTACCTTGGAGATGGCCCGCACGATGCTATCCGCTGGATTCGGTCTAACCCCCGAAGAAGTGAACACCCTGCTCGGAGTGCAAGAGCAGGCGTTTAGCGAGCCTACATGGGGCGAAGAGGACAACGAGGACTACGGATGGGGCGAGGAGGAGTTCAAGGTCTTGGAGGTGGTCGCAAGTAAGTTTGGGAGCAGCAGCGACGAGTATGTTGTCATGCATTCCAAGCCAATGCGGTTTGACACCGACTTAGACGACCAAGTCCGTCAAGCCTTCGCTGAACTGGGCGAGGAGGAGAAAGAACTAGATAAAAAAATTGAAACCTACCGCAAGAAGAATCGGGACGCAAGCGTGGAAGAAATGGCCAAGGAGTTCGGGGTCAGCAAAGCGAAGGTCGCCAAGCGGGTCGCTTACCTAATCACAAAAGACCGTTACCCTATTGCCCGTGCCGTGGACCAAATCGCATCCGAGAACCTGCCCAAAAAACATCAAGGAAGTGGCCGAACCCGTGCTTGAAGTCCGCTACAAATATTCTTGGGCCGCTGGATTCTAGCAACAAGGAATAAGAAGACCAGCCGTGAATTTCTGCAAGGTCATGTTGGACCTCGCTGACCAAGGCAAGGTCTACACCCGTGACGACATCAACGGTATTTCCAACATCATGGGTTATAGCGTATGGAACCGACCGTGGTGGTTGGTATCACACGGCCAGCGGAGTGAACCGCCCCCAATGCCGCCATGTATGGGAGCAGCAACTTGTAATCCGTAAGGGCAACAAAATTTCAAAAAGCATGAAGGCACTTTTCATATCCGAACAAACCCCTGCTGGACAACTCGGTCATAAACGAGAATGTGTCGTTTACCCAAATAACGGCCCACCATCGTGAAGGTGCAAGAGATGCGGATTCAGCCGATAGTCGGTTCGGCCTTGTATAGCGAAATAGGTGACGCAAGTGGTGAGCGGTACGACCACGGCCCCTGAACACCACGCTCTTGGAGGACTACATCCAGCCCGCCATGGTGCAATGGCTCTACTACGAGTTACCCATGGTGCTTGCGTTCAAGTACAATGAACAAGGGCATGGTCCGCAGAACCAGCGAGGAATCTTCGCAAATGTCCATGGACGAAATCACAAGGTTGACGGACAAAGTGAAGAACGATGCCGAGTGGTATTCCGAGCGCATCACCCGCTACCTCATAGGAGCAAAAGGCAAATTACCCGCTCTTCAACTCCCCGCCATCGGCATTGGATACTATTTACCCGAACGGCACGAATTACAACACAGGGATGGCCTTGGACGCAAGAACCCTCCGCCGTGGTGCTGGGCTTGATAGGCCATGGCCCTACGGTTACGACCCCTACTGCAATAACTGCTAACGATGGGCGCACATTCTAAAAACATTCTGAAACTCCAAGCATATGTCATGGATAAAAATCAAGCAGGCACTTCTTGCTCTTGCAAATGCTCACCCGCAGGTGAACTCGTTCGGAACGGGCGACCCGCTTGCAATCGGAACGGACAACACGATAAACCTTCGCACCCCAAGCCGTGAGCGAATCGTCTATCCGCTCGTCTTTGCGGATGTTCAGTCAGCGAGTACTGATTCTGGCACTCTTAATTTGGTGGTTGGTGTATATTTCTCTGACCGTCTTGAATCCATTGCCACGATGGGCGGCGTGGTTTCGGGCAGTCCGACGCTCGGTTGGCAGGACAACGAAGACGAGGTTTTGAGCGACCAACTGCAAATCGCACAGGACTTCATTTCAAGCCTCACAAACGACCCAACGCAAGAGTGGACGCTAAGTACCAGCGTCAGCCTTACGAGGTTTTGTAGAGAGCCGTGACGACCGCACGGCGGGGTGGGTGGCGACCTTGTCGTTTGCTATCCCGTATTCTCACTCCATTTGTGAAATTCCGACCTAACCTACATTTACCCTAAAGCACGAATTAATGTCCAACTCCAATCTTACAACAAATGCTCGGACAGGGCGGAACCATGGAATTCGTGGACGCTGCCGTCACGGGCAAGAATTACGACTTCCTTGTGGTGAACGCCGCCGCTACCTTCACGACCTTGACGGGTACAGGAGGCGAGAACCTGCTGACCGCTTACGCAATGAGCGGCAAGTCCGTGTC